AGAGCCGCAAGGCAGGGGGCAGGAGGAAATGGAGATGGACGCTGTTTCGCCAACAGGCTGCGGCGTGATTGTTGTCCGAGATGGTAAGGTGCTGGTTGGGGAGCGGAGGGACAGCGGGTTGCTCTGCGGCCCTGGCGGGCATATCGAGGCGGGGGAAACGCCGGAAGAAGCTGCGGTCAGGGAAACAATGGAGGAGTTTGGTATTTACGCTGCGGAACTGATTCCGATTACAGTTATTGCGGATATGCCTCCGGAATACTGTCCGTCCCAGATTTTCCTATGCACAGAGTTTTATGGGAATCCTGCTGCACTGAATGATGAGATGGAAAACGCAAGGTTTGAGGCAATCCCAGATATTTTGAAATGCGAACTGTTCCAACCGTTCCGTCTGGGGCTCGAAAGCTTTATAAAGCAGCTGGAAGGAAGCAGAAGAACCCTGCGAATATGAGGGGTCTTTTCTTTTGCCCCCAGATAGCCTCTAATCGTGGCTCTGCGGGGCTTTTTTCATTTCGGCAGGGAATCATATGTCACAGGAGGAAAGCGCGAAGGAGAGGGGGGCGGCCCTTTGGATGAGGAGAGCAGGAAAGCCGCAATGCGGAAAGAACTGAAAAAAATGCAGCATGGGAAAAAGGAAGTCACTGCCCGCTACCATGCAAAGTACCCGGAAAGCGCGGAACGGGAATATATCCGGCTGTGCAATGCATATATGGCAATGGAGAAACAGGTGCTAATGAAGCATATCCCTGAACTGTCACGGATTTTGGAGGACGGGGCGGAAATGCGGAGGGACGCGGCTTCTGGCAATGGCAAGGGGCAGGAAGGGCTGACATTGGGTATGATGCGCAGGCTTCGGCGGTTTTTCGCAAACATCCGAAAAGAACTGGATACGGCGTTTGGTTTGAAAAGGCTTACGGCAGGGATTGAGAAGATTGCGGCACAGAACCGCAGGCTAACGGTGAAAGAATGGAAGAAAACCGTATCGAAAACTTTAGGTATTGACATTATGGAGGACTATTTTTCCGGCGGCGTTTACGAAGAAATGCTCAAGGAATGGATTTCTGAAAATATTGATTTGATTAAAGCGGTTCCACAGGCCTCCCTGGAAAAGATGGAAGGAATCGTATACGCAAATTTCAGGAAGGGGACGACTACGCCGAATATTGTGAAGGAAATCCAGCGGCAGTATGGCATGGATAAAAGGCATGCAAAGCTGATTGCAAGGGACCAGACAGCGAAACTGAATGCCGCACTGACGAAGTACCAGCAGACAGATGCCGGAATTACGCATTACAAATGGTCGGATTCCAGGGACAGCAGAGTACGCGAAAGCCACAAGCGGCTGAACGGGCGTATTTTCAGCTGGGACAACCCGCCGGAAACAGAGCATGGCAGGAAATGCCATCCGGGGCAGGATTATCAGTGCCGCTGCTGCGCGCTGGCGGTATTTGATATAGACAATATAGATTTACCGATGGAAGGGAGGCGGGAAAAGAATGCATGACAGTCAAAAAAAGGAAAGGGGGAAAGGCTTTGAGGCTGCAGAGGTTAGACAGCATATCCCTTGACAAAACCTATTATACCAGCGAGGGGTATTTAGTAGATCACCCGATTGTTACAACCTGCGGCGTGTTTGAGTATAAAAATGAAGATGGCAGCACAAGACGGGAGCTCCGCCTGCCGGAGCACGTTTTCGATAAAAAGTCGCTGGAAAGCTATAAAGGCAAGCCCATCATCATTACGCACGCCGCAGGGGACGTGGATAAGGAAAACGTCCGCAGGGAGCAGATTGGCACGATTATGAGTGCGGGCTACAGGGACGGGGATAATGTCCGCTGCGAAATCATTATCCATGATACAAATACGCTGAAGCGGTGCGGCCTGCGGGAACTTTCCCTTGGGTATAGCCTTGATACGGAGGAAATGCCCGGTGTATGGCAGGGGGAGGAATACGACTGCATACAGAAAAATATTGAAATTAACCATCTTGCTCTGGTTGCGGAAGCAAGGGCAGGGGATACTGCCCGCTTGAACATTGACAGCAAGGATGGGAAAACACAAATTCTAAAGGGAGGCAAAGCGATGATGAAAAACAGGCAGAATACAAAGGGCCGCAGGGCAGACGAAGTGGATAACCTTTCCCCTGAAGAACTGGAAGCGGCGATTGCGTTATTCAAGGCGCAGCAGGCGGCAACCCAGGCGGCAGGCGAAGGCATGGACGAAGACGATGATTTGCCGTCAGAGGGAGCAGAAGAAAGCAAAGACCCTGTCGAACAGGTGCGGGAGAATATCGACCGCAGGGATTCAGAAGGAGAGGGCATGACGCCGGAAGATGTTATTGCGGAGCAGAAGAAGGATTTAGACACGTTGCTTGCAGAGATTGACAGGCTTCAGGCTGAAAATGATATGAACGGAGATGGAAATGAGGACCCTGCCGCTGACGAAGCAGGAATTTTGGAACAGAAAAAAACAGATTCCGAGGAAGAAAACTGCGATGAGGAATCTGAGGAAAAAGCGGTAAACATGGATTCTGTCGACAGGATTGTACGCAGACGGCTGGATATCTGCCGCATGGCGGACAAGCTGTGCCTGGACGGTGTGGAGGGACTTTCTGTCAGGGAAGGAAAAAAGCGCATCATCAAAGCGGTTAATCCCAAAATCAACCTCGACGGGAAAAGCAACAGCTATATCAATGCCGCTTATGATATTGCAAAACAGGCCTTCAACGAGAGGAAAAGTACGGACGACCAGCGGCAGAAAATAGTAAGCGGCAAAATGCGAATGGACGCGAAAGCGGAGAGCAATTCCAGCACCGCGCGCAGGGAAATGATTGCAAGAATGACAGGAGGGAAGAAAGCATGAGCGCACAGACAAGATATGGCTTAAGCTGCCCAAAGGGGCTGCCCGGTGGACTTTATGATTTATCGGTGCATGAGGTAGCGTCCAGACATGCGGAAGGAAAGATTTCTTTTGGTGCAGGCGTTGTCACGGGAACAAACAAAGGTACGGATGTTGCTCTGCCGGCGGCGACATCTTCTGCCGCAGAATTTGAGGGCGTTGTCGTACATAATTCCGTCATGGTGGAAATGGATTTGCATGGGGCGGTGGAAATCGACGGCAAAAGGACGGTAGGCTGTTTGCAGTATGGAAAAGTTTGGGTCAAAATTGGGAAGAACGCAAAACCTGCATATCGGGAAAGAGCCTATCTGATTACTGATGGTGAGGAAGCGGGGTTGTTTACAACGGTATCTGATACAGAAACAGTGAAGAAAATTGCGGTGAACGGAATTTTCCTTGGGGAAACAGATGAAGGAATCGCAAACGCCGTATTTTTTCCGACTGCGGCGGGGATGGCGGCAGAAACAGAATAAGGAGGGACAGAGGGCATGAAGGACTTTAATATGGACGATTACAGCACGTTGAAGGGCTCGACGCTGGTAAGGGGGCTGGCTGGCAGTGAACTCCACTTTGACAGTGTGGAATCTGCAACGGCATTTTTCGCGCGTGAGCTGGATCAGGTCAAAGCGAAGACCTATGATAAGCAGTATCCGGAGCTTTCCGCTCTGATGTGTTTTCCGATTAGCTCGGAGGTAAACGAGGGCGCGGAAACAACTACTTATTACAGCTATGACATTACAGGAATGGCTGCAATCATTAACAACTATGCGACAGACCTTCCGCGCGTTGACGTGAAGGGGGACGCGCATACGGCGCATATTAAATCTATCGGTGACAGCTATGGGTATAATGTGCAGGAAATGCGGGCGTCCCGCATGACGGGAAAATCCCTTGACGCCAGAAAGGGTGCAGCGGCAAGGCGGGCGGCTGATTACAAAATCAACCAGATTGCCTTTGCAGGGGATAAAGAAAATGACTTGATTGGTATTTTCAGTGAGAAAAATGATATTCCGCATTATGTCTTATCTACTGTTATGGTAAAGGGCGAGGGGGACAGTGAGGCGGTGCCTCATACAGAATGGAAATACAAGACTGCCGACCAGATATTGGAAGATATCAACGGAATGCAGAAATTTACCGACAAAATCACGATGTCAGTTGAAAAGCCGGATACGCTTGCCCTGCCTTCCTATATTTATATGGATTTGGCGACCAGAAGGATTCCAGACACAGAAACGACGGTACTCAGCTTCATCAAGGAACATGCCCCATATCTGAAAAATTTTGAAAGCAGTGAGACTTACGATATGGTATCCAGGGC